TGTTCCATCTATACCTGAAGTTCCTGAAGAACCTGAGTTACCGGAAGAACCTGATGATCCGGAAGATCCGGAAGTACCGTCTATACCTGAAGTTCCTGAAGAACCGGAGGAACCGGAAGAACCGGAGGAACCGGAAGAACCTGATGTTCCATCTATACCTGAAGTTCCTGAAGAACCTGATGTTCCATCTATACCTGAAGTTCCTGAAGAACCTGATGAACCGGAAGAACCAGAGGAGCCGGAAGAACCGGAGGAACCGGAAGAACCTGATGTTCCATCTATACCTGAAGTTCCTGAAGAACCTGAGGAACCGGAAGAACCTGATGAACCGGAAGAGCCTGATGATCCGGAAGAACCTGATGTTCCTGAAGAACCTGATGTTCCATCTATACCTGAAGTTCCTGAAGAACCTGAGGTACCTGAAGAACCTGATGAGCCTGAAGTACCGTCAGTACCACTTGATCCTGAAGAGCCTGAAGTTCCAGATGTACCGGCAATTTGTCCAACAGACGTTATGACGTAAGAATAATTTGAACTACCTTCAGTATAAAATATAACATCACGTGATGGTGCATCTAAATTAGTTAAATAAATTCTACAAATCATTCTATTCGTAGGGTCTATTGAAATTGTTGTTAATACAATATCAACGTCTACTTGCCCTGGATTAACTGCATCTACATAAGGTATTTTAAAAATATTTGAAGATATTGAAGAACCTATCGGAGTACCTGAAGAATCTGTCAATTGTATTTCAACGTAAGCTTCAACATCCGCATTTGCTGCTGGTAATAAACAATATACAATAAAATTTTGAAAACCAGCTGGTATAATTGAATAACCAAGCTCTGGTGATAAAAATGATTCAACCAAAACATCAGATGCACTACCACTTAAAGATGTTAATTTTGTTACTTCACCAGTTGTTGTTGGTACCAAACTTAATTCTTTATAACCAGAAATATCTGAATTTATACTTTCATTAAAATAATATATTTGACCTCTAGATATACCGTCAACTCCGCTAGAACCTGATGAGCCAGAGCTTCCGCTTGTACCATCTGTACCGGATGTTCCATCTGTCCCGCTAGTACCATTAGTTCCTGAACTACCTGAAGTACCGTTGGTTCCACTAGTTCCGTTTGTGCCTGATGTTCCTGAAGAACCGGAAGTACCTGACGACCCCGAAGTTCCACTTGATCCTGAAGAGCCGGAAGTACCGTCTATACCTGAAGTGCCAGAGGTAGCTGCTGCTTCTTTAGTTCCTATATTACCGCTTGCATCTACTACCAGGACTGTATCATCAGCTATGGCCGGTAGATTTGTAAGTTGTAAGTTTGAGCCAGTTATACTATTTGTTATATTGATTGAACCTGTTAGTTCAATATAATCTGTTATACGGAGAGAATTTAACACAGCGTCAGATCCGCTGGTTATAACTTTACGCCAATTAGGCATTTGCTACCTCCTTTCTTACTTTACAGTTATTAAAGTGCCATCTTAACATAGCATTTTTTTGCCCTTCTTCTAAACAGTGGGGGCATTTTGCCCGTAAGTGATTGCCTGTAAAGTTATCACCTCTGTTTAATGCTGATTTTCTCATTTTTTCTCTAGATTCTTCACTTCTAGGTGGGGCAGCTAATCTAGCTCGTCTAATGGCTTGTTTATGTTTAGCTGTAAGTAAAACGAGATTGAAGGTGTCGTCGGAGCCTCCTAGACTTTTTGGGATAATGTGATGACTCTCATAATATGTAGAATCATTTCTGTGTCTTCTAAGAGATTGTCTTCCAGAGCAGAGCGCTCTGCAGTGTTCCATGTAGTTCATATTTATTTAAATTATGGTTGGATACACCGAATGTGCGGTGCCCACTTCCCTTGAGGACCTATAATACTTTAATAAATATTAGCTTTTTTATATTTCTCTAATTTAACCAGTCTTTTTACTCAAAAAAATCTTTTCTATAAAATTTACCTAGGATGTTATCATTGATGTAGTTGTCTCTATTTTCTAATACCTCTTTTGTAAACAGGTACTTACATTCGAAGTATGTCAATCTTTTCTTATCTTGAACGTATTTTAATATTTCTCTTTTAAAGTCTTCTTTTTTACCTTCTTTTACTAATTCTAAGATTTCTTTTTGAGATCCGTGATAAGTTTTCCAATCCGACTCTGTTATTACTTTCTTTTTTAAAGGTGTTCTCCCCCCTACTCCTTTGCTTTTTCTCTCCTCTTTGAGAGTTTCTAACTCTTTTTTACCTAACCTCTTACTTCTTTCAAAATAAAGTACTTTTTTACCTATGTACTTTTTCCCTGTCGGTATGTGAGTTACTTCGTAAATAAACCCGTAAGTATCTTCTGGTATACTTTCTATGTTAGTTACAGGATTTCCTTGGTATATCCATAATTTTTCTGTCATGATTTTAGTGATTTTATAATTTGATCATCGTCAAAGACATCTTCTTGTTTGAAATACGCGCATGAGGAGATATCTTGAGATAGTGCAAATGGTTGATATAAGTTTTTTTGAAAATCAACCTGTAGTGTAAATTGATTTGCTTTAATATTTTTATGTAAAGTATATCCGTATATTTCTGGTTTAGTGGTGATCCAGCAAACTGTTGATGGTAGAGCAAAGGATGCTGCTAAGTGTTGGGAGAAAGAATCAATAAGAAGCCTTTTTTCTGCAAGTTGGAGAAGGATTGCTATGCTTCTAAATCCGTCTAGTGCCTGTAAAGTGTTTGGGTATATTTTTTGATCTTTTCTTTTTATATGTACTATCGAGTAATCATCTTTAAACTCCTCTATAACTCTCAATACAGTTGATTCTGGTATATCTCTTGTCCAAGAGTAATTATATTCTTGACCTACTGGACCTCCGTTTGGTTGGATTGCTAGTATTGGTTTTTCTGTTTTATAGAAAGGTCTAAAGTAATCTATTTCTGCTTGTGTAAGGTATATTTGAGGAGCTTCTCCATTATATTTTAACTCCCACTGCTTGCACCATATATTTAATAAATGATCTTGTTCTAAGATAAAATCCGTATGTGTGTAAGGATCTGTAAAATATAGCTTACAATCTGCTTCTCTGTTGTAGATATATGTTTTATAGAAAGGTCCATGTTCTCCGTTTTGATGAACGTAGTCTACTGCTGGGTTGTGTTTAAATACATCTGGGTAGTTGCATACTACATGTATTATATCTTTAGGATGTGCTTTCCTAATTACTTTTAAAATAGCTGTTGCTAGTATATGCTTACCTAATCCTCCATCTATGTGAAATACTACTGTCATAAGTTCATTGAATCAGAAAGATAGTAAAAATATAGATAGTAAACTACTATATACTATGGATTAATCTTAACCCAACCTCCGTCTGTATAGAAATACAAGTTAGGAGCACTATCAGATCCGGATACCATTAGCATTCCAGCTTCAGAACCGGAAGGAGTTGAATCTCTATTTACAAGCTGTATAATACCTGTGTAATTTCCAGTGATGTCTCCTGTATTTCCTGTTACTGTTAAGCTTTGAACAACTGCTTGGTAGTCTCTACTTGAGCTTATATTAGTTCCTCCTAGTACTACTGATCCTGTGTGTGCTGTATAATTACTAATACCCCCCACTATTGCGCTATCTCTTCCAGATATTATGTTACTTTCTCCTCCAATAATAGCTGAGCTTATTCCTGTTGCTGTTATTATATTCTCTCCTCCTCCAATAATAGCTGCTGTGCTTCCAGATACTATGCTTCCTTTTCCCCCGAGTAAGATTGAGCAATTCCCTAATGTCGTGCCCCCTGATCCTCCAATAGTAACTGAGTTATCCCCTGATGTGGTATTACATATGCCGAGAGCTATAGCTCCTACTCCTGTAGCTGTGCTTCGCTGTCCGCCGGCGAGAGCATAGGTTTGTGTAGCTTTATTACATGATCCTCCTAATACTGTTGCATAATCTGCTGAAGCAGTTGCATTATTTCCCCCTATAACTGTTGAATACTGTCCTGATGATATAGAATTAAAATTAAGATTATTTGGTTTAATAGCACCTGTGTTTGAACCTGTTTGAAAAATCTCTCCTGTTGCTGTTGCTGTTACTCCTGTTAACCCTGATCCGTCTCCTGTAAAAGATCCTGTGAAAGATCCTGTAAATGGGTTTGCTAGGGATATAAACTGTGCTGAAGATGAAATAATATTAGCAGGAATATCTGTAATTCCTGTATATGAAATTTGTCCTGATCCTGATACTAGGTTAGATGGTAAAGTAAGACTTGTTAACCCTGATCCGTCTCCTACAAAAGATCCTGTGAAAGATCCTGTGAAAGGGTTTGTTAGAGTTATAAACTGTGCTGAGGAAGAAACGATATTAGCAGGAATATCGGTAATTCCTGTATATGAAATTTGTCCTGATCCTGATACTATATTAGGTGGTAAAGAGAAAGAAAGATTAGTAAGTTCTGAACCATCACCTGAAAATGATCCACTAAATGAACCGCTAACTCCTGTAGTATTTATAAAATCAACATTAACGCTTGACCCGCTTATAATTAAAGAGCCCGTAATAGATGCATCACCGTTTCTAGATCCATCCCACTCAGCTACTGCTGTTATACCTGTTAGACCTGTTCCATCTCCATAAAAACCAGCTGATGCTGATACACTACCAGTGATTATTAAGGAGTTATTTAATACGTGTTGATTAGCCATGTTTTGATTTATTTATACTTGTCGTTTAAATGCTGTGATTAACATATTTACTTCGTAAGTACCGCTGGCAGCGTCTAACTGCAAGGTTGCAGTTGAACCATCAGAAGTGATATTAAATGATGTGAGGTTAATACCATCGGTTGTTTCGGTATGAGAATCGTTAATTGTAGTTCCTCCTGATTGATCCCAAGCTCCTAATAGAGTTCCAATTTTCTTTTCATCTTCACCGGTATTAGTTAAAGAATAATCTGCTTTAAATCCTGTATACCCGGTACCTGATATTGAAAATTGTTTTATATTGTGAGTTCCTGATAAGGAGCTTGAATGAAAGTGAATTAATTCTACTCCTGGAGCTCCTGGAAATCCTGTTGAACTTACTGTAATTGTATTAGAAACATCTAATGCTCCCGATACTATCAAGGATCCTGTAATAGATGCATCACCATCTCTAGATCCATCCCATTCTGAGGTTATTCCTGTTAGTCCTGTTCCGTCTCCTACAAAAGATCCTGAAAATATAGAGCCTGATATAGAGGCTACTTTTGTAAAGTCAACTATATTATTAGAACCTGATACTATAAAGGAGCCGGTAATGTTTGCATTTCCATTATGAGTTCCATCCCATTCAACCCCTGTTAAGTTAGATCCATCCCCGTAATAAGATGTAGCTACTACTGACTGACTTACTAATAACGAACCGCTTATAGTTACGGTATTTATAGAGAAGTCACCACCGATTAGAGGATTACCTGATCCGGATGCTATATAAAGTCGGTTGTTTTCAGTTGTGTTTGGCGTTGATGGGCCTGCTGTATTACCTATGTATATATTGCTTTGTCCGCTTTTAAGATTGAGTCCTGCACAAGTTCCTATTGCAGTATTAAAGTTACCACCAACTGTACTTACATTGAAAAGGTTAGTAAGTGTGCGATAACCTACTCCTGTATTGTATCCGTTTCCTGCTACGCTTTTCAAAGAATCATAACCCAAACTAGTGTTCCCAGTACCTGTTGTTAATACACAGAGTGTACTAAACCCAATACCAGTATTTCCAGATCCATCTCCTATAGCTGATGCCATAGCGCAAGATCCTATTACAGTGTTAGCATTTCCAGTATGGGTTTGTGCTGCTTTGAACCCTACTGCTGTAGTGTCTCCTCCTATACATTTTCCTGCACAGGAACCTATTGCAATATGTCTGTACGATACTGTAGGGGTATTTGCTGCTGCGCAGTATCCTATAGCTATACTATCTGTTGGGGTCCCTATAGAACTACTATAATTCTGATAACCTAGTGAAAGGGTAGATGTAGCTTTATTAAAAATACTTATATTTGTATCTACGGTTACTCTTCCATTAAGGTCAGATTCTCCATATACTGTAAGTGATCCGGTTACTGTAGAAGATCCTGATACTATTATTGGACCTACTAGAGTAAGGCTTCCTGTAATGCCAGCTGAGCCTGTATATGGGAATGTGTCTGCAGATACTCCGGTTAAACCAGAGCCATCTCCTACAAAAGAGCCACTAAATATAGATCCTGATATAGCTGTTACGTTTGTAAAATCTATATTAATATCCGATCCACTTATAATAAGGGATCCTGTAATAGATGCATCACCATCTCTAGATCCATCCCATTCTTGTGTTACGGTTAGTCCTGTTAAGTTAGTTCCATCTCCATGAAATGAACCTGAAAAGATAGAGGCTGATACCTGACTGCTAAAGGTAATCTGACCTGTTCCAAAATCCCCGTACATTAACGGTGTGTCCGATCCTGTATTATGAATGTAAAGTTTATTTGATTGAGCTGTATTTATTTCAGGACCTGCCTGGTATCCAATGTATATATTATCATCTCCAGAGGTGAGGGTAATCCCAGCTTCTTTCCCGATTGCAATATTGTTATTACCGCTGGCTGCACCACCTAACGCTCCATAACCTATTACTGTAGATCCAGATGCATCGGTTGCGTTATCTAGGGATTGGTATCCAATTGCTATGTTATCTACTCCTATTAAATTTTCTCCTGATTGGTATCCTATTAATATGTTTTTATTAGCTCCTGAAATATTTCCTCCAGCCTGTTCTCCTATAAGTATATTTTCATTCGTATCATCTAAGTATAAACTCCCTGATAGTCTAAGAACTGTCCCGTCAAAATTAAAATTAGGCTCCCCCTGTAGAGACCCACTTAATCCAGTAGCAGTCAGCATGTACCCGCTTACATTATTTGTTATAGAAACTGAGCCTGTTGATCCAGCACCAATAGGTATAGTGTAGAAGTCCCCTGCAGTTGTATCGAAATGGAGTCTTAGTGTAGCTCCATCATCATGAATCGAACTTGAATAAAATACAGAGCGGAAGTTATCATCCATCTGTTGATGTGAAAGAGAGGTACCTAATTCTAACCTATATGTAATTCCCGGGATTGCCATGTTATGTCTTTATTATAAATATCTTTATATTAATTACTTTTCTAACCTAGATAAGTTGTTCTACTAGTTTCATACCAGTAGTTTCCATCAGATACAAAACTAATTGTATATGTTTTACTTTTTGCCACTGTTAAGTTTCCTTGTACTTTAAAATTAGTATCAAATGATACCGTATTTGTAGATAATATGTTAGGTTCTATAATCACTGTTGCCTCTATCCCTGATATTATTTCTCCTGAAGTAAATGTAATATCTCCAGTGATTGGAGCTTTTACAATTTTGCTTGTGGCAATACCCAGGTCTTGTGTGTCTACAGGGTTTATGGTATACTTTCCTCTCATCTGTCCGTTAACATCTAAGGTTACGGAAGGGGCATTTGTTGCAATACCGACTCTTTGGTTTGATTTAAATGTTGCAATAGAAGTTGCACTAGCGTAGGTTTCGTCAGTAGATGATATAATTGAAAAAGAATTCTCCCCTGTGGTTGGGGTTCTGCTACTGTATTCTGATAAGCTAATTACTACGTGTCCTCCTTTAGAGTTTGTGCTTGTAAGAGGGCCAGAGAGCATTACTCCATATTCGTTAATATTACTGCCTAGTACATTACTTTGGTAAACTGTAGATGGAATAGGTCTTATAATAGACTGTGTACCCCTATCTCCTGTTTTCTGAACACCTATTCCTTCAGCTCCTAGAACGGATAGTTGTCTATTTGTGTTACTATCAAATATACCTAAACCTATTGAGGTAAGTGTTGAAATAGTGTTACTATTAATTTGTAAATTGAGCTTATTTACAGCCTCTAGGTATATGTTACTTCCTTGGGTATCGGTTGTATCGGTTTTTCCTATCTGTCCAAGTCTAGTTGTCCCATTATAGAATACTATTTGAGCTTTGTTGGTTGGAGTACTTACTCCTGATGTTGCAAGTCTTATCGTTGCTGTGTTATTAATATCACTAACTATATGAAGTCTGTCGTTCACTAAGTCTGTTCCTATACCTACACGGAAACGAGTATTATCGTAATACAGCCTAGAGCTTCCTCCGAAGACTCCGTTATTATTATATTGAATAGCTCCGTTAGGTCCGTCAGGATTGCTTCCTGATATAACTGTAGTGGTTGTTCCTCCGTTAATACTCACTGATTGATACCGGTCAGGTCCGTAATCTTCTGTTCCTGTATCTAAGGAATCACTTCCGGTATAGTGAAGTCTGAGTTCTGATCCGCTATTGTGAATAGAGCTTGAATAGAAGAGTTGGGACATGTTTCTGTCCATTTCTTCATACGTTAATGCTGATCCTTTAAGTGTTCTTAAAATAATACTCATTTTTTATATCTTTATTAGGTATAGTCTTCTAATTGTTTAAATCTATTTACTCCAAAGTTCATATCTAACTTTACAATAATTGACATATCTGTATCTGCTGATGTAGGTAAGGGTTGTCCCATCTTTGCTACAGCTACTAGTTCGTGTACATCATTGTAAAGCCCGACAGTAGTTATATACGGTTGGAAGTATGAACCTGATATATTTGCTTTTTTCTCACCTGTTGTAGTATCTAAAGCTGTTTTGTTTAATGTATGGTTAAATTCTGCAGTTTTAATCTTACAGTGGTAGTTGTGAGTATAAATAGGTTGATTTGATTTCCAGCTTATAATTGCGTTAACGTAATAGTTGTAGTACATTGCAATTTCATCATCGGTGATTATTATTTGACCGTGAGAGTATATTACATTTCCTACTACCCTGTTTCGGAAGTTTTGTACAGGTTCTTGATCTAGGTACTGTCCTGGTATTGGTTCTGTTTCTATTACGTAATCTGATTCGTTTTCAATATAGTCAAATTCGTTTTCATTATATTGTAGGTAGAGGTTACCTTCTCCATCATCTACTATTACTCCTAAGGTGGATAAAATAGAGTCGTATATGTTTTCTATATATAAGTTATCTTCCGGGTCAGATGAGGTTCCGTTTGGATCAGTTTCAGCGTCTGTTACGTAATTATTTAGAATATAGTTGCTTCCTGTCCCTGGTAGGAGATCAGGTCTTATTGATACAGATCCTGGTTCAATGTGAGTACCGTACATCTCTTTGGGTAGAGAAAGTACTGCAATTCTTTCATTCAAATATCTTGATCCACTTATGTTGTATGAGGATTGAAGGTAGTTTTCATAGGAGCTGCTTGTGAGTATTTCTGAGTTATTAAATAGGCTGTAGTAGAGGTGGTGGGTGCTATGGAATGTTAACCTTCTGTTGAAGGAGGATGTTACTATACTGTTTACACCTCCACCGTAAACTATATCTTGAAGTTCAGAGTAGTACGGACGAGAGCCAGATAAACCAACTATGTTAAGTATTCCTAAATCTCCGTACTGGCTTCCGCTAGCAATCCATGATTTGCGAGCGGTATACGTCGTAATAAAAGCATCTTGTTGATTTAGTTTTTTGTAAGCGCTCATTCATTAATAGTCAAGTTTGATTCTAATTAAAGCTTCTTTTGTAAAATCTTTAAGTAACGGTCTTGATAATTTTGCTACTGCTACTAGGTCATTATTATCATTATACAGTCCAACTGTTGTAATATAAGCCTGTGGTGAATTAATCATTACATCATGAGTAATTTCTCCTGAACCGGTAATATTAGAGGGATTAGTAGAATAGTTAAATTCACTATTTCTTACTCGAACAAATACGTAATTAGAACTAATCGTTTCTTCAGACTGTAGACTAAAAGATTCTCCTTGTTTAATTGAGTTATAAATTTTAGCTGGATTGTTTACAGTACCTGTTACTCCATCTACATTTACAGTACTTATTATATTTTCTGCTTCTATAGCTAATCTATTTAAAATAATTACCCCTACGTCTGGTAGAAATTTTCCGTAACTTCCATTAGCGGCTGAATATCCATCTCCTCCTTCGTCTACATTATAGGCGCTTCCTGCTGAGCCGCTTATAATTTCGTAGACTCGGCCTGCATCTACATAAGATATGGTTGTAGTATCGTTGCTGTTATCTGTTAAGTGAAGTATATTTGAACCGCTAGCTAGTATGAGTTCAAATGTACCGGGGAAAAGTTTTTCTTTATACCTACTTCTATTAATGTTAATGAAGTAGAATGAGTCTGATGTTGTTGTTCCGAAAGTAAAAGCTGAATCTTCGTCTCCAAATACAAGGTTTCTGTATTGTCCGTATAGAGTAGTGGTGGGAGAAACTCCTGGTACGTTAGTATTATAGGGTGCTTCTCCTCTTCCTAACCTATCTCCATACCCTACAGCCATTTGACTTCTTGCAGTACTGTTGAACTGTACTGTATTAATATCTTGATCGTATATTGAATAGTAGTAATTTCCTGTGTTACTAGCTATTTGGGCAGAAGAAGTAAAAAAGGTGGTAAGTTCGATAGCATTTGTCGACCACAGGGGTGCTACAATTGAATCTGCACTTATTGAAATATCTTCTTGGTCTAATCTTTTAAATGACATATCTTATTAGTTGTTTACTTTTACGATTGTGATTGGAATGGTAACTCTTGCTCCTGAGTCTCTTCCTATTACTGTAATGGTTGTTTGAAGAGTAGTTCTATCGGTTCCAAAGAGAGTGTTAACTGTAGTTGCAGCTAGGTTAATTGAGGTTCCAATAACTGTTTTAGATACATTTGTACCTAAGGTTGTTGTTGAATTTAATTGTTCTGCTGCTGGTGTGTTTACTCCTACTCCGTTATATGTTTGCATTGTTCTAGCGTCAGCGATAGTAGCTACATATCCTCCTGCTTCGAAAGTTTGAGAAGATCCTAAATAATTTAAAGTTTGTGGAGTGATAGCTAAAGATGCTCCTTGCTTTAATCTTATTGCTGTATATCCTAAATCTAATATAGGAAGCTTAGCTGTTCCTCTTGGGAGAGTTGTAATCTTATATTTCATTATCTGGGTTTCGTCTGGAAAAGCTTCAAGTAGAGGAAGGTTTTCTATAGCCTGCCCGTAATAAGCAGAACCTAAAGGATGTAAAGGATTATATAGTGTATAGTCTATTTCATCATCCCCTAAGGCAAATTGTGTAATACTGAAGGAGCCATCTCCTCTAGCTAAAAGCTCTCTTCCTTTTTTAGTCAATATAGCATCGACTGTTACGATTGAATTATCTAAATATCCCATGTTTGTTTTATTCTATATAGTATAAATATCTTATTTTAATGTTTTACTTTTAATTTTATGGCTCTACTCCTGTGAAGTATAGAACCTGTGGGCAAAGTGAGCTTGAATATACTGTTCCGTAAATATCCGTATATAAAGCTGTATTATTATCACTCACATAAACTATGCTGTTGTCTAATGTTGCTGATTTTGTAGTAGATGCTGTAAATCTAAATATATCTGTTCTATCTACTTTATATATCTCTGTACCTGCTATGTGAGAAGAGTCTATAGTCCCTACATAACCTCTAGTGGCTCTTATATAGGGAGGGTCTGCTAGGGTTTCTACAGATAGTACCCTTATCTTTTCGTCATCTATAACTAAGATATCTCCAGACTCTATTGAACCTGTAATAAAAGATCCACTAACATATGGTATATTCTGACTTCCTGAGGTTATTAATGTCTCTAAGTATATCCCTAAGTTATTAACAGTGAATGTAGGTAAATCGGTAGGTCCTGTTTGAAATAGTTCTTCAAATATTCTTTGACTAGATTGTATATTACAGTATACATCTGATGAGGCGTTTGCACTGTATACCTCTCCTTGAAAAGCTCTACCTGTTATACTTGGGAGCAGTCCTGCGTAGTTATCAGCAGAAGTTTTTGTACCATTGTATCTTGCATTTGACCACCCCGTATCTGAATATAAGCTATCTTGTACCTCTGCAGGTTCAGCTGTTCCGTTGTATATGGCTTCGAAGTTAGATGGTGCTGCTGTGTTTTGTTTTCTATCAGATTTTTCTAATATCTCAGAACTTCTTATTGCTTGAGCGTTATTAAACCTAGCGTTGTAGTCAGCAAAAACAAATTGTAAGTCATTTATAAATGGAGAAAAGTCTATATAGGTGTCTAGCTGGCTTTCAGGGTCTTCCAGTAGGGGGTAGGCGGTTGAAGGTATTTGGAATGGTACTGTCCTAAAGTAGAAGAAAGAGGTGTATCTACTGGGACTGTATGGGTAGAAGTGTCTTGAAATTATATCTAAAGAATAATCGAATCCATCAAAACTAAATCTAATTTTTTCTACTCCCTCTAATATTCCAAATAGGTTTACATCTGGTATACCATCTACGCTTTTAGCGTTTCTAGTGACGGTTAATCCAAGTATATAGTAGTTAATAGGAGTATCTGTACGAAATGCACCCGGTACCCCTACTGCGTTGCCGTCGTAATTTACATTGATAGTAAAGGGAGTATTTATATTGACTCCTGTAGATAATGTATGTAGTGATAAGAATTCTCCTTCGGTCATAATTTTACTTTATTTAACATTAACAGGCATTTATACCGCTTTCAGCCCACCAGCTTCCATTCCAGTATCTATAAATTGAAGTTCCTGGCTGTACCTGCCCTGTGTTAGAATAGTATCCTGCAGGTGCTAGAGTAGTACCATTATCATCTTCATATATTAAGTACCCTTGGTTTAGTATTACAGCTCCTAGCTGCGATTCAAAACAGTATATAGGTATTTCCCTTAGTATATTACAAGCAGTATTTCCACCGTCGGGGCTGTAAGCCATTGAACGTAGGAGTGCTAATTGATTTACAGAAGGTCCTGGTATAGTAAAATTGGGGGTACCTGCTGTACAGAGTCCAGAGTTTGTTGCTGAAAATGCTACGCTTTTTATAGCTGAGGGAAGTAGGTTATTATTTGTAAATAAGTAACTTAAAGAGCTTGGGTTGTTTGGATTTCCACTATATCTTTCATATAAGTTATCTGGGTTATTTTCTAGGAGGAGCTGTCCTGCATCTCCTGTACTAGTTATATTTACTGGTCCATAAGTATTAATTTCCCCGCTAGGCATTTCGTAATTAATAACTACTCTATACTCTGTATTTGAGGTTGTCCCTATAAAACAATTTTCAACTCTATAGTATGGTCGGGATTCAGGCTGTGTTGGGATTGTTCCAACATATGTGGTTGCAGGTGTATTATAGAGTAAAGAACATTCTCTGATCCTAAAAGTTTTAATAACTTTACAGTTTGAATCGATAATATCTTGTAATTTAACCTCTACTAACTCCCCTTCGTTCCCTGTAAATATATAGTTCTCTGCTTCAGCTATAGTAAGTGGAGATTCGTTTATGTAGATACTACTTAAGGTGTTATCGTTTCTCTCAAACCAGGAGAGTAGATTGTAGTAGATATCTGTGTATACGTATGTGTTTGGTTGTGCCCCTGAGAATACCATACTGCATATTACTTTTGCGCAGTAGGTTGTTGCTACACAGCTAGGGTTTATTATCCCCTCTGCTCTTATTACCTCTAAACCGTATTGGTTACCGTAGCTGAAATCGAAGCTATATTCTCCGGGGTTTGTAAGAATAGGGACTCCTCCAACAAAGTAGTTGAATCCTTGTAATGTTCCGTAAAGAAACAAGCTAGCAAGGTTATAGGGGTTTCCTGTAGAGTTTAAGATGTAGGGTGAACTAAGTGTTCCAAGACTTTGGATAATGCAGGAATCTTCAGGTATCTCTTTAAAGAATTTTACATCATAAATTACTTCCGAGTAGTCTAGGTTTTTGAATGGATTATCTCTATTTAATTCTCCATCAGTGATTACTATACTACTTCCGCTGAGTTGTCCGTCAAATCTTGCTTCTTCATGCCCTCTGGTATAAGATGCATTACCTCTTGTATCAATCCACTGGTGTATTTCTGGCCCTAAAGGTGTTGTGACTGTTTCTATATAGCTTGTTATAAGTGAACCACTAGGTACTATGGTATTTACTTGTGCTACTGCTTGGGGGTATAAGATTTCTTGAGAAAAAGATTCATAAACCCCGCCGGAGGATGCAATAATGAATGCTGTATCTATGGAGCCAGAAAATTCTGGTTGGGTCCAGGACATAGCTGGTGATTCATACTTACTTCTCTCTAGTAAGTGGGGTTTTATTATAATTCCTGTATCTGCTACCGCTCTAGCAGGAATAAAATCTCGTACCATTCTAAAGATAACATTATCGAAAAATTTTATAAGTCTGATAAAGTCTTTTAGATCGTAGGAATCAACTCCTGTAAATACTTCATTGGCATAGTCTCTAAGACTGTAGTATAGATTGGTAGTAGTTTCTCTAGGATCCCCAATATGATTATCGATATTAAATGAAGAGCTTGGAAATAAAACAGCAGATTGTGATAAGATATAGTTATCTACATTGTGGGTTGGGGAAAATCCAACCTCAATAGAATGTAGGTCTTGTGTGTAAAAATTATCAAGGGTTCTTATAGATGTGTACTGAGATATTGTACTATTTTCTGTTCTACTACCTGTATTATCGAGTCTTATTTTATCTAGAGAACCTGTCCAAGCTTGTTCTCCTCCAAAGAAGGGTGTATTTTGAGAAGACTGTCCTCCGTATATTCTTATCTGCAATGTCTCGGAGGGTATACCAAAGCAGTTTATAAGAGCTCTTAATCCACGTTCAGTACCTTTACTTTTCATTAATAGAGGAAGATTGTGGTAAATTCTTTTATATATTTCCTTTTGGTAATCGTTTTGTGAGATAGGGTGGTTAGAGCCTGTAATAATAGGTTCTAGGTTTGGCTCGATATCGTCTATTTCGTAGCTGTTTGCTGTAAAGTACCTAAAGAGGTCTGTAGCTGATCTATTGCTTGTATGTAGCTTTACTCCGAAATTCTTAAGTAAATCTTCAACTAAGTCTTTAGATACTCCTCTATTTAGTCTATTATCTGCATCATACTTTTTTGATATAGCATCAGTATATATCCAAAGATTATCAAAATGTTGACCTATCATGTGTATAAATAAAACGTAGGCATCGTTGGATAAATCTTCTTTTAAGTAGCTAGGTATTGAATTAATTAGAATATTCTGGTTTTGAAGATCATAGTTACTTGCATCAAGTACTTCATTGTCAAACCATGTAATTGCTGCTCCTGTTGATGATCCTACATTGATGTAGGGTTTTGATGTATTTCCCTTAGGCCAAGAAGTTGATCCACTTTCGTAGTACAGATGTCTTTCGTAGTGGTCAAGATTATTTAACAGACCGTTTATAAGTCCTTCAAAATATTCTCTACTTCCTGACACTCCTACTCCAATGTAGTTAGGGAGGTTATTGTTTATAACATCTAAACTATATTGGTAAGATTCTACTAGTTCTAATTTATATTTAAAATTTCTAACTCTCTCTTCTGCTGAAGAGAAGTTTATAAAATTAGTGAAGTCTGTGTAGTCGATGCTAAGTTCTGCTCCTTTTTCGTTAAAGAGAGAGTTTAATTCCCGGTAGGAGTTATTTGTTGGAAAGCTGAATAGCTCATTGTAGTTGTAGTATCCTGATGGTTCTGTAGTCTCTACATCGATCTCTACGTTAAAGTTAGGACTTCCTAATGTAGGTACTACTGGTAGGTCTGGTGTTATTGTTGTTGTAATCCTATATGATACAGACTCTGCTACTTTCTCAATTATGTTTAACCTTACTTTTAAATTAACATTACTTGGTAGTGGTTCATATAGTTTTACCAGTACTGCATAAGTATCTCTGTATTCTTCTATATCTATGTTAACAGAGGAGTAAAAAGTATTTTCTCCTAAGTACAACTGCAGGTTGAGAGAGTATACATCTTGTTGTATTTTGCTTAGAAGTTCTTGAGTTTTGTTAAAAACTTCTGCTTTTTGTAAATTTACTGATACTAATCTAAGTTCAGTTCTATCTGCAGATATACTTTCTATGTAGAAGTCTTCAGGAGTATTTGTTGTTGAATATGAATAGTCTAGGAAGTTGTATAGGGCTATTGCTTCAATATCGTTAAAAACATATTGCCTATAGTCTTGAAGAACATCTAGAGTAACCTCTGAGTTGCCTATAGTATTATTTAGGGAATCTCCAGATAGAATTGAATAATTTGTATAGTTCTCTATTGTTGTTAATTTTATACCATCTAATGTGTAGTAAGATAGCTCGATAAAATTATCATTAGCTTTGAATGTTGTTGGTATTGTAATGGAGTTTATAAGTTGAGCATCTACATTAGTTAATGTCTCGAACCCTGGCATATCTATTGAATCTGTCTGTACTATGTTGTATTTAATTTCTGCCATTTTTAACTGTTAGTTATCTAATTCAAATAACTGTTGATTTAAGTCTAAGACTTGTTGCTTTAGTTGAGATATTTCATTTAATAGCGGTTGAATATCTTGTGTTGTCTTTTCAAAGTCTGTTACCTCAGAACTACTAATTAATAAATACTCGTGTGAGTTACTTTCTCCCTTGAGTGGAATTGTATAAAAGAGTTTATCATATAACCTAAAAAGTTCTTCTACGGTATCTGTATCTACTGGAGGAGCTGGTTTTACGAAAGTCTTAAATTCGGTATCAACTAAATTTACGATTTGATCTTTTCTGTAGGATTCTTTAGTTATCCTTATTCTTTCTTTAGCCATTTCTAACTACTTTAAATACGTTTTGATTATCCCGAACTACAGTACTTCCGTCTAAGTCTGTTTTAATTAATATACGGTAATATCTTTCAGGTTGCAACCCATCCATATAGACATCAAAAAATGCCCCATTTGGATCACAGCTTATCTTTGTAAAATCTGTATTAAAATCAACTACCATCTCTTCTGTATTTTCATCCCTAAGTCCCCAATATGATGCTGATGGTAGTACGTAATTAGTTAAGTATACTGAAGATGTTGTAAAAGTTCTTGTCGGGTATTTTGGTTTAGCTGTTATTCTAAATCTCTGTTTACCGATATCCGGGTAGGTGCCTTTATTATTTTTTATATCTATTATTGTAATATCTGTTGTGAGTAGTTGTAACTCTCCTTGATCGTAAGTTGTATCATCCCATCCAAACTCTAAATATGGTGGGTATATTGTATTTGTATCTTTTCCGAAGTATTTTAACCTAATTGACCCGCTTTCGTTAAACTCTAAACTATCCTGTATCTTAACAATAAATCCCTTATTTACTAGAGTGTTATCGTACATCTGTTTAACTGCAGCAGTAACATTTATATCAACGTCGTTTGTAGAGGATAGTGTATGTATTTGAGAGAATTCCATTGACTCTCCGTTAGAAGCTGTATACCAGTTTCCTCCTCCTTCTGAACCTGTAGCGAATGAGCTGGTTACATTAGTTGGGTAACCTGATGTTAACCATGCTTGAGTTTCATAAGCTTTTGTATATTCCCAACTTACTCCTGTTTTATTAATTGGATTATCTCCAAACTTGCCTGTTCCATTATCCCACTCCCCACTATTTACATAGATCGGATAAGCGCTTATTGAGTATTGTGACGGTATCTGACTTGCATCTGCTAAATATAAATGTAAACTTGAACTAAAATTTGTATCTCCAATCTTATTGTCGATTATATCTACTATCTCACTATTAGCAAACTTCATTAAAATACGATTAGTTTGTCCTACACCTGTTGAGTTTGGATAACCTCCTATTTCTATAATCTCATCTTTACCCGCATTTCCTGTAGGTTGTTCTGTGGATATAAATGTATCTTTCTCTGGAAATATTCTGTAGATTGCCATATTATAGTGTTGTTGTTCTTCCTTTTATATCCTGGTTAGGAAATTTTACTTCAAATATCATCGTATCATAAGAAGGGTATACTATGTTATTTCTTGTTGCTCCTTTGATATCGTAAGCGTATTCCGAGTAGGTTTCCCCCTGTTTATTTATTATCTCCACTTTTTGAACTGTCTGTACTCCTACCACTCTGTCTAATACTCCATATATTGAAGATAAATCTATAGGTTGGTTTATATTCCATTTTGTTATGTTAAAATAGTCTACCAACGTATTGGTACATGATAGTAAAACATCCCTGCTGTTATAATTAGACCTTACTAGGATATCAAAATTAACTCCAATATTTACTATAAATGCATCTTTTATGTTTATTGCATCAGTTAATATCATGTATTGGGAGAGATATGTTTTTAAGTTTTGTTTCAAGTTACTGCTAGCAGTGGTTAATCTCCTATTGTTATCATAAGCAAGTACGTACATAGATAATGCTAAAGGATTATTATCTATTATGCTATCTGTAACATTCCCTGTACTCCCTAATCCATCTTGAGTTACATATACTTTACCTACTGAGCCATATTTAGAAGGAAGTGACATCGCTCTTACTGTATAATCCTGTAAGGTTACTGCTCTTCCTTGTTCTGCAAAGGACCTTAAGGAGTTTTGTCTTAGTTCTTCTACTGTATCTCCATCCTTACCTCCGGTTGCTGCTACAGTATTATTGAAAGCTAATGTTCCTTGGTATGTAGTATCGACTGCAGTAGAAGCTGCTGTATACTGTGTTAGTGTGTTTGCTGGTACGTTAGCTTTAACTCCTCCGCCTACTAGGTATCTGATTGTTAATGTTGTATTTGATGGTGCTAGTCCGTATGTTTGAGTGTATAGATAATTAGAAGGATCATAAGCTATGTTTAAAGTACCTACTCCTTGATTTGTTCCCATACCTACATTAGTTGGATCTGGTGTAAATGTTGTATCATCTGTTCCTACTACTCCTGCTCCAAACTGTATTAGTAATTGACCTTGTGAGTTAAATCTAGTTACAAATCTCCTAGGAACTTTTTGAAGGTTGGTTATAAACGGAACTAATGCATCATCTGTAGATGTGTTTGAAGTATCTATAAAAACTGTTTCTTGCCCTAAAAATGGCACTTCGTACCAGTTGTTTGTATCTTCATCAACTATATCTAGTACTCCGACAATGCTAGCATCGTCTACTGTTATTGTTGCGTATTTTTCACTATCTGTAAAAGTGGTGGTGAGTGTTTTTATCTGGCTAGATACTGCTTTAACTCTCTTTTTGAGTAAAAACTCTGTAGGGACTCCTGTATTTCCATCTAGAGAATAGATAGAGATCTCTGTAGGTTCGTATGAACTTGAGAATGAAAAATCTATTTCCCTGTCTATTAAGAATGGGATACTTCCTGCTGAGTCTGATCTAATTACTGTATTTCGTGATACTGTTAATGCCTGGTTCCAATTCGGAGTTGATGTGATTGGGTCTGCACCTACTCTTTGTGTTACTTCTAATACTACCTCTGCAACTGTTGTTACTTTTGGCTTGTACCCCATCATATAAGCTAAAGTATATAGGTTAGCTGGTTCTTTAGCATATTGTAAGAATGTCTCTTGTAGTTGTATATCTTGGTAGAAAGATAATACGTCCCCCACGTATGCTGCCATCTCCATAAACATCATTCCAGGAGATGTTGGAGAAAAATCATTGTAGGTATCAGGGAAGTAGTTTTTAGTATATTCTATTAACTGTTGTCTGAAGTCGCCAAATTCCCTATCTACGTATTTTATATTTCTATCTTGAGCCATTATTGTTCAAAGTTTATCAGTAATTCATCATCAATGTTTGTTTCTGAAATAGAGTAGGTCATATAAAAGGATATTATATTTATATCTGGTTGTGCTTCTACTCGCATAGTTGTTGGAAGAACTCTAGGAAAGTAAAGTGATAGTCCTTGCCGGATAATATTTTTTATTTCTTCTAATCTATCTTGAGTAATATTTTCGAAAACCTGATTTCTTAACGGAGTTCCAAAGGTTGGATTTAGGTATCTTTCTCCTATTCCTGTTAGAAAGTAATTTATAATATTAGTCTTAATAGCGTCCTTTGTTTGATATGTTGAGTTGAATACAGCGTTACCAGAGAAGGGAAGGGACACTCCCACCGCTTTCCTAGGTTGTAAATCTAAAGGGTTTATTTTTCTAATATTGAATGCCATACTATATTACTCCGTATTTTTCTTTATCTTTTTGAACCGCAGCTTTGTATATACTTCCTGCTTTTTTGAGGAAATCAAGATTGCTAAGGTCTATTCCGGGTTCAGGTCCTGATTCATTAATACCCATGTTATAAGCTATTGATGAAGCAAAGCTAGGTTTTTGAACCATATCACTATTTCCTGTATATATATTTTTATACTCTTCATTAGTCATTGCGGCTCTGGTCTCTTCTAGCATTTCCATTACTGGGGTATTACTTGTTTGTTTATGTTTCTCTACTGGTTTTGATAGTGGTTGTCTGTATTGTTGAGATATTACAGATTCCTCTGTTGTTGGTGTACTTGCAATCCTTACTGCTTCGGTCATTACTTCTTGTAACTCCTCCTTTACGGCTGCCTTTACTTCTTCTCGTATGATTTTTCTTAATTGATCGAGTTTCATAATAATAAATAGTTGGTTTATGGAAGTTGGTTATCTATTCTAAATTTTAATTCGTCGAGGAGTATTTGTGTGTTAGAACTGAATGAGGGTTCTCCTTTTAGTATAATGACTCCTATGCTATCCTTAGCTACCGCATACCTTCTAGGTACGGGGTTTACTCCTTGTTCTTCGGTTAATATAGCTAGTACATAATCTTTTCCATTAGTGCCTCTATGTGTAAAATCTTGAGTAGGGGTACTGCCTAATGTTATAGCTTCTGTAGGTTGTATTTCTTTTATGAGTATTTTTAACTCCTCTATTAAAGCAGAGTTATTATTAAAAGTTCCTCGTGTTGTATTTGTATTAGTAATAGTGTTATCGACTCCTTGCAGATTTCCGGTAGTATCCACTCCTTGTATATTCCCATTTATATTAATAGGAACTTGTATTGAATTTAGATTTGTATTAGCAATTAACTCCTTAACGCAGTCTGTAATGTTAAAATTAACTGAGGTTAATGTATCTCTTATTTCATCTAATCCTGGGGATATTTCATCTACTAATTCTTGTACGGTTTCTGCATCCTCTTGCAGGGCTTCTAATAGCTCTATAAGCTTATGTAACCTTACGCTTTTGCGTACTGCGTATCCGGTTGTTTTTGCGGATATAAGTCCTCCGCTCATTCCAGGAGAGATTCCTAAGGCTAGTGGGGTAGGATCTCTTTTGCTTACTTTAATTAAGCGTGTGATAATTCGGATAAGTGGATTTAGGGTTCGTGGTATTTTACTAAACTCATTTGTTACTTTCTGGAAGTTATTAATAGTTCCCTGTAAAGTGTTTTGGGTTTTAGCAATTTTTATTAATTCTTCTGGGGATGGGCATTGATTACTAAATTTTTCGAGTTGTTTAAAAGCTTCTTCAGTTATACTCGCATCTAGGTCCCCTTGCAATTTCCCTAATTTATTTGCAACTATGGATGATATGTCAGATAAAAGTGCCATTATTCTGTAAAAACTTTTTTAGATTTTATACGGGAAGGGCCTGTTGGGTTTATCCGCCTTTTCATAGCTTTGATCACTGGTTGCATTTGAGCTCCTCTTTTATTTAATAGTGGAATTGGTTTTTTATCTACAGTTTTAGCTCTAGCCATATCTCTAGCCATTCTCTCTAACATCTTGAATAGTGTCTGCAGTAATTGCTCTGTTTGATTACCTAGAAGAACAGGTTCTTTAGTGTTTCCAGGGGCAGTTCTAGCTTTTACTCCTAAAAGTATTTCAGGTGCATCGACGCAGAAATAACTGCTTGCATCCATATTTATTGACCCTCCTGTGTTGAGCCCTATAGAGGTTATGCTGGAGAGTAGCATATCTTGTTCTTTGGCGTTGAAGAAAAGTCTACCGCTATTAATGAGTATTTGATTTCCTTTAAATTGCCCAGCTGTGGTTGGAGGTTGATCGTAGGCGGAACGCTTTTGGTTAGCTTGATCTAAAGGAATCTGGTGGTCTGATATAAAATATATTGAGGAGCTATCTTTGTTTATATCTTCAGTAATTGTTGTAAATCCGTCGTCTGTATCTATTTGCCCATTACTGATTATGATAACTGGTTTTCCTTTATTTGAATCATCGACCCATGGGTTAGCTGTTCCTTTAGCTCCTGTGAGTCTTATTGATTGTCCCTGCCTTCCTTCTACCTGTAAATCTCCTACTGCTGACCGTATAGGGTTAATTGTAGGTTCTTCTGTAAAAGTACCTCCTTTTTCAATATCTAATGTTGGGTTAGAAAAAACATCTAGGTAGGGATTGCAGTTAGGACTATTCCATACATTCACTATGCTCATATAAAACAATGCTGTTACTCCTATTGATTTAGTTTTTCTTGGAGAAGGTTGAGAAGATATACTAACTAATTCCCCTACTACTGGTACTGTTTTTATTTGACCTGATCCCTGGTATGCAAAATCTTCTATAGTTGCTAGGTCTTCAATACCTTTCTTGCTCTCATATCGAAAGAATACTCCATTTATAGACCTTCCTCCTCCTTTATTTTGATATTGAGGGTGATTTTCATCTAGTATAATATCTAAAACTCTTCCAAAATCCCCTGCTCCATTAGTAAAGCCTTTAGTAGAGCCTGCCCCTGTACTGGAGTTTTGTAAAAAATTAGTGCTATACTGTGCCATTACTCTTCGTTATTTTCTAAATCTTGTTTTTCCTTAATATTTCCCTGTGTTTTCTCTTGCTCTAGAATTAAATCTTGTAAATCCGAGAAGTCAAAATCAGTATCTGATCCTCCTCTAGCTTGAACAGCCTCTATCCTTTGAATTACTGTTGCAAGTTTTATTAGGTGCTCATCATTTTTAACACCTATCTCCATATATTCCTTAATCATAGGTACAATAAGTGTTGCATCGCCTATATTATCTATAAGAGGCTTTAACTCTCCTATGAGCCCTTTAACCTGATTTTTAGTTTCCTTAGAATTGATGTATATTTCTTCGAAAAGGTCTGATAATGTCTTTCCTTTAAATATTTCCTTATCTGAATCCATTTTTATTATAAATAGATTATTGTTCCTTTATTGTAAGAATGCCTTTATCATAGTACTTGTAATACATTTTATAAAATTCCTCCCTAAGTGTAGAAATAACTTTAGTTAAGTGTGGAGTTTCACAATCGGTCATTTCTCTTATGTATATATAAAGTGCTTTTTTCTTGAAAATATCTAAATCGTACCTAGTTTTAAAAATGATTAATACTGCATCCGCTATTTGTTGCTCTGTATCTTTAGTAAATAGTACAGGTAACTTACTGTACATTTGCTGTACCCACACATCTATGAATTGACTCAATGTAAATCCCCCTGGTATTTTCAGGTCTGTAAAACTTTCATAGGATTCTTCTATATCGTCAAAAGATCCTACCTGTTTCAGTTTTTTATAATTCTTACTATTGTAATTAATAAGCCACCTCTTTACAATAGTCCCAAAATAGGAATAAGCTTTTGCTCCGTTTGTTGCATCAAATTTGCTAATTTTCTCTTCTAAAAGCATAGAAACCACCTCATGCTTTAAATCTTCTATTTGCTCAACATCTGTATAGTAGAATTTAAAAGTATGTATGATGTTTTCTGCTAACTTATAAAAGGGGGCGTATATGTGATCTGTAAATATCTTAGCTCTATATTCTGTATCTAATGAGTTATTATACTTAGCTATATATTTATCTGTCTCTAAAGTGAAGTAATTATTGCTATTCTTCTTTCTTGCCATAATTTTCTGGGAGCATGTATCGGTCTAGCTCTTCTTGTATATTCATCATCTGTTCAAAAAAGTATCCTACTTCATCATCTGATTTAAACACCTCTCTTTCATCTAGATCTTTAAGATGTTTTTGTGAATCTTTTATTAAATTAGATATAGTTTGTAGATATTCTGCCTGATCTTTTGTTATATCTTCGTATTTTTCTACTTTAATTAATAAATTACGCATTACTATAGTTAAAAGTACAGTAATAATAACTAAAAAAATTATATTAATATATAACATCTTTTATAAGTTTTTTAACATATTAGTCAATCCTTCTGAGGTTTTACTGGTTTTCCCTGTTTTAGCTATAGGAATACCTCCTTTTTTCTTCCAAATATCGTATTCTACCTTAGAAGCTAAAAAATCTGCCGTATGTAGTATAGATACCATGTTAGTTTTCTGTCTAGAACTTTCTTGATGACTAAAGAAATACGCTTCATTAGCTTTATCAAATACTCCATCATGAACTCTGATAGCTATGAACTCCTGTTGGTCACATTCTATACCGAATTTCTGAAGTAGGTATAGTGATCTATCCTGTATTAGCATGAAATCTAAATCAGGATTATTTAAATACTTCTCGGATAGTTTATCCTGTCTCCATTTATCTGTCTGAGGTATATAGTTTGGCTGCTCTCCATCACCTAATTTACCTAGGTCATGAAACAGAGCAGAAAAAACCAATTGCTCTTCTGTGTAATTAGTAGTACCTCCCATATCCCTGTACATATGGTGCTGCTTAAGAGAGTACTCTACTACTCTATTAACATGATCTACATAACCTCCTGGAAAGGCATTATGATACCAAGTTTTACCACTTGCAGGAGCCATGATATATATATCAGATAACTTCTCCAACATAGTATTTACCTTCTCTGCCCTCTCTTTAGGTAGGTAGTGATTTATTATCTTAATATGCTTCTCCCAATTTAGTTGGATCTCTTCTGCTGTTAACATAACTAGTCTTGAGATTCCGTATTAAGAAAGGTACGAATCTCGGATAACTTCTGTTTAATATCATCTAAAGCTGTATAACTCTCTTTCCTTTCATTTCTACCTATGTGAAAATTTAAATTTCTTAACTTGGAATCTATGATATCTAATCCCCTTTCTATTACTATTTTAGTTCTCATACTATTTTTTTATTTATTTATCTTGATTATACTAAGAAGGTATGAAAAATTTTTTTAAGAAACAACTATTATAGAAAGTTTTTACGAGAGTAGGGAGGAAAAGGAGAGGAAAGAGCTTTCGCCTCGCGCAAAAGCGCGAACTTGTCCCGCGTTCTAATCCCCTATCTCTTGCATTTTATAGGGTTCTCCTATCCTGTCAATTACCGATACCGCTTGATCTAGTGAGATATTAAAAAACTCTTTCTTCTTATTTACTCTAAAACCATTCCTCTCTAGGTATGCGTGTATCTCTCCCTCTAATGCATGGGCGTTAAAGCAAGGATATTGGTACTCTACTTTGAAGTCTTCTGCCACGCCTGTAGCAGAATTAATCTGTTTAACCCTCTGGGAGGGAGTATTTTGAGTAAACCCTATTTTGCAAAGGCCCGGCATAGAGCTATTAGTTAAAACATAAATATATTGACACCCAGTGATACCTTTAGGAATAGTAAGACTTCTTAGACGATTAGTATAATAGGTAACATCCTCCCATCCCTCAGAGGCACTATTAATCTCTTTTGAAGGAGTAAGGGTGTAATAGAAAGCTGGAGTCCCTATCTGGTCTTGAACACAGGAGACAAACTCCTGTGCTTGTTCTGGAGTAATACGAGAGATTTTGATTATATCTTGAGTATTTATCATAATAGATTGATTTAAAGATTATATAATATCATCTCCATTAACATACTTAAGAAGTTTAGTCAATACTATAGGCCATACCAATATAGTTACCAAAGAGTCTTGAAAGGAAAGTAAAGGTTTATGGGTTATAAATAAAAGAACATTAATACAAAGACCCATAGCTGTACCTAAGCTAAAATAAAATACGATAAAAGATAGAATTATCTGTAACATAGTGAAATATATAACCGTTTTAATATATCTAAATATAGGAATTTAAAATAAGACTTCCAACTTCTTACCGTATAAAAGGTCTATATATTTAAATACTATTGCACATCTCTCATACTCCTCTATATCCTGGAAATATTCAAGCATTTCATTTAGAGAGTGTAAACATCTCTCTATATCGAAGTCCTCTCCTACGGTATAAGCATCTTGAGCCTCTTCTATATTAATTCGGGTTAAATATGTTACTAATTTAGAATAGTACTTATACTTAACTGAAGGTCTTATCTTAGCATAGTCACTCTTATGCTTAAGTAGGTACATTTCATCTATTAAGTTGAAGTTCTCCACTCCTGTAACAGTCATCCCCATAAGTACATAAGGGTTTTTAAGTACATCCTCTATCTGGTGTTCTCTGTAGATCTCCTCATCTCCTTGTTCAAAGATAGAGAAGAGGGTATGTGGGTCTAGTTTTTGCACAATATGTACTGTTATTATACCTATAAATAGTTAGTATACTACAATATAGGCATTTAAACAAAACAAACCCCGTATATAGCGAAAATTTTGCTAAAAAAAAAATTTAAGTTTTAGGGTTTTTAGGTGGGGAAGTTAGAGAGGAAAATCCTAAATTATATTTAATATATACATATATACCCCCTATATAGTGAAAAATCATCAGAAATATGCAACCTAGTTAAGCTCTCACGACCTCTCTCACGACGCCTTAGGGAACAATACTGTCAAGGTTATCTCACAGTGCTCTAAGAGTGCCTGCACCCTGCTCTACTCCTACCCTACCTCTTATATTACAAATTACAGAACTCTTTTAGGAACCTTCCTTTATAAAAAACATGACTGCTAAATACCAGTTTAAGAAAAAGACCTAAGAGAGTTATGAAGTCTCCTAGGCCTTGGATAAATACTAATTAAAACTAAGTGGTTATGAAGCACTTATTCTTTCTGAGTTGTATTGTAAGAATCTTTCTACATTATCCATTCTTACTTTTTCAACTACTATGATTTGTTCTTTTCCATTATATGATTGAGAGTC